GAATATCTTGTAAGAAGATCAATTAAACCAAATCTATTTGAAATAGAAGTCAATGGTCAGAAAATGCATAAACAAGCTGATGACCGTGCAATGCAGAAGATATTAGAAGAAAATATATTGAAGGTAAACTATAAATCATTTACTCAGATTGTTATTCTGGGTAGTAGTGCATTTGTTCCTTTTATGCAATTGTCAGGAACAAATCGAAGAGAAGTGATTGAAGATTTATTAGACATTCGTATATTCTCTGCTATGAATACTATTATCAGAGATAAGATAAGGAAACAGAAGGAAGAAATACAAGTATTAGATTTGAAAAAAGATAACATTAAAGATAAACTTCAAATGCAAGAAAAGTTTATTGCAGAGTTAGATAATCGTGGAAAGGAAAATATAAAGGGTAAAAGAAAAAAAATAGATGAACTGATGAATGAAACTGATAGTTACACATTAACAAATGAGCAGTTGCAAAGTGATACTCTTGACCTTACTAGAGAACAAGAAAAGGTAACTGGATCAAGTAAAAAATTACGGTCTCTTAACAATTTAAAAGGTAAGTTATCTAATAAAGTAGCAACCATTACTAAGGAACATAAGTTCTTTACTGATAATGTAACATGTCCTACATGTACTCAATCTATAGAAGAATCGTTTCGTTTAAATAGAATTAATGATGCTCAAACTAAAGCAAAAGAGTTGCAATCTGGTTATCAAGAATTAGAAAAAGCAATTAAAAACGAAGAAGAAAGAGAGCATCTTTTCACCAAACTTTCAAAGGAGATTACTAAACTCAATAATGACATTTCTCAAAACAATACTCGGATATCTGGACATAACCGACAAATCATGGATTTGGAATCAGAAATTCAGAAAATTACCGACCAACTTGCAAATAGAAATACTGAACATGAAAAATTAGCAGAGTTTAACAATAACCTCCAAAGTGTTTTTAAAGAATTAGCAGACAAGAAAACCGAAATCACATATCATGATTTTGCATATTCTTTGTTGAAGGATGATGGAGTCAAGACTAAAATAATTAAAAAGTATCTACCATTTATTAATCAGCAAGTAAATCGTTATTTGCAGAAGATGGATTTCTATATCAACTTTAGGTTGAATGAAGAATTTAGTGAGACAATTGAATCACCTATTCACGAAAACTTTTCTTATAGTTCTTTTAGTGAAGGTGAGAAGATGCGTATTGACTTAGCATTACTCTTTACTTGGAGAGAAGTTGCAAGAGTTAAAAACTCAGTCAATACCAATCTACTAATTATGGATGAGGTATTTGATAGTTCACTTGATGGTATGGGAACTGATGAATTCTTAAAAATTATTCGATATGTGATCAAAGATGCAAATGTATTTGTAATATCACATAAACCAGACTTACAAGAAAAGTTTGAGAATGTTATTCGCTTTGAAAAGTTAAAAGGTTTTTCACGGATGACATCTTAATAAATACCTAAAAAACTACAAAAATGGTTTGGCATATTAAAAAATCAAGTATGATGGGTGTAGGAGTAGGCACCGTTTATTACAAAGGTGATAATCGTTGGACTGAAACTTATGCTGATCGTTCTACATATACTTCTCAAGCAAAAGCAAAAGCAGAGAACTATATTTGGGAAAAGAAAACCACTGCAAATTGGGATGTAACTGCTGTAAACGAAAGTTAATGTTTATTTTTTCCTTTATTCTTTCACTATTTGCTAATCACCTACCCGTGATGTACGTTCAAGTACCACAGTGGGCAGATGATTGGGCAGTTTGTGCTGTAGATATACCAGATGCAAAGTGTCACTGGTATGTTGTCGCACCTGACAATACATTTGGCGAAGGATTTAGTTGGGAAGATGCACCTTGGTTTGATGCAAATGGTTTAAATGATGTTGCACCTATGCAAGCATCAACAGTTTTAGAGAAATTACAGGAACAGAAATGAAAACATTTGAGAAACTAAAAACGGATATTGAAACTGTCAAGGGTTTAGTTGACAAATATAAACCTGTGGTGCAAGATAAGATAAAGGAATATAAACCTATTATTAAAAAAGATGCAGGTAAAATGAAAAAACAATTTGAAAAAGATGTTTTACCTGGTTTAAAAAAGATGGGAAGTTCATTTAAGGACTCATTTGAAAATAGTGGTATAAACTCCAAATCATTTAAAGATAGTTTCAAATGAACACACCTAACTGGCAACATAATTCTGGTAAACCACAGAAACGAACGTTAAAACCACAAGCTCTACGACAAGCAAAGAAACGTCGTGGACAGTTAATAAAGTGTCTACTCAACCGTCCCAAGGGGCGGTTTCGTTGTTATAATAGGTATATCAGATAAAGAAACAATGAAACACGAAATCAAATCAACACTTGCTAAACTACTTGCTACAGAAGATCTTATAGTTGAGCATAAGAATGTAGAGACAGCACAGTTTGACGTTCATAGTCGTGTATTAACACTTCCTAACTGGGAGAAAGCAAGTGAAGGTATATTTGATATGCTTGTTTGTCATGAGGTTGGACACGCTCTTTATACACCAGATAGAGACTGGACTGAGGGTAGAGTTCTATCACAATCCTTCATTAACATTATAGAAGATGCTAGAATAGAAAAACTTATGAAGCGTAGATACGAAGGTGTATCAAAAACATTTTTCAATGCATATAATGAGTTAACTGATATTGATTTCTTTCAAATCAAAGATAAGGAAATGGAAGAACTAAACCTTGCAGATCGTATCAATCTACATTACAAGATTGGTAACTTTGTTGATATTGATTTTATTCCAGAGGAGCAATACTTTATAAACAAGATTGATAAGATAGAAACATTTGATGAAGCACTAGATGTTGCTGAAGAGTTATATGCATATTGTAAACAAAAAAAGGCAGAAGAGAAAGAAGAAATGGATAATATGAAGTTAGAAATGGAATCTATCAAAGATACAGGTATGGATGATATTCAATCTGATAGAGGTCAAGAGACAGATACTACTGATGAGATTGAAGAGACAGAAGGAGATGAAGATATGGATGGACAACCACAACAAAATAATGATGTTGTTATTGAAGACTTTGAAGATTTGATGAATAATATGGCAGAGGAAGAATGGAATGAAGAACCTGAATCAGAAACAATGGAAGCACTGAATGATGCACTTAAAAATCTAACAAATACAAAAGGAAGAAATAGTGAATACATTGATTACCCAGAATTGATATTAGAAAATATAATTATTGATAATAAAGAAGTACATGATACTTTCGATGAAAATTGGAAACATAACTATAATCACATGATTGCTTATAAGAAAAAATATCCAGAGATGTATCAAAATCATGATGAAGATATTTTTAGAGATGTTGACAAAAAATACTATAAGTTCAAGAAGGATGCACAAAGAGAGGTAGGATATCTTGTTAAAGAGTTTGAGTGTAAGAAGTCCGCAGGTGCATATGCTCGTTCCTCAACTAGTCGTACTGGTGTATTAGATACAAAATCTCTTCACACATATAAGTTTAATGAAGATTTATTCAAAAAAATTACTGTTGTACCTGATGGTAAAAATCATGGATTAGTATTCATACTTGATTGGTCTGGTTCAATGAATAATGTTTTGATGGATACTTTGAAACAACTTTATAATTTAATTTGGTTCTGTCGTAAAGTTCAAATACCTTATGAAGTATATGCATTCACTATTGATCATCCAAATCAGGATAAACCAAGAGTATCTGAGGTAAGAGATAGAGAGATAAACATCCCAGATCATTTCCATCTTTTAAACTTCTTTACTCACACAACTAAATCAAAAGATTTAGATAATCAGATGTTAAACATATTCAGATGTGCAGCAACATTTGATTGGAATATAAGTACACCTTTTATAGAAGCACCTCTAGGTTATAGATTATCAGGAACTCCATTGAATGAAACTATGGTTGCATTGAGACAAATATTACCTCAGTTCAAAAAGATGAATAATGTAGAAAAGGTTCAATGTGTTGTTCTAACTGATGGTGAAGGTCAACCTATGAGATATAACAAAGAAGTTAAAAGAGAATGGGAAGATCGACCATACATGGGAACACAATACTTTACTGAAGGATGCTTCATTCGTGATAGAAAACTTGGAACAACTTATCATGTTGATGGTCATTATTATGATGAACGTAGTCAAACTGATAAACTTCTTAAAAATCTTAGAGATTTCTTACCTAATATAAATTTTATAGGTATTCGTATCATGTCATCTCGTGAAGGTTCATCTTTTGCTCACAGATATCTTGGATATGGTAATGAGGCATATGAGAAGGTAATGATCAGATGGAGAAAAGAAAAATCATATGCACTTAAAGATGCAGGTTATCATACTTACTTTGGTATGTCATCACAATCACTTGGAAATGATGCTGAGTTTGAAGTGCAAGATGATGCAACTAAGGCACAAATTAAGAAAGCATTCTTCAAAAGTCTTAAGAATAAAAAGATGAATAAGAAAATACTTGGTGAATTTATCGAATTGGTAGCATGATAAATACTTAAAATTATATTATTACAATGGTTAGAATTACACCAAAGGACGCACAAAAAATGTTGGATGCCTATGCAAAGGTATATGCACCAAAAGAAGAACCAAAATCTGAGACAGAGGCAACTGCTGAGACCGAAGCACCTGCTGACACAGCAGAAACTGATAAATAAAAAGAGTAATTACCAGAGAAAAATGTCAAAATTTGGAGATCTCATCGGAGGAACAGTTACAACTACAGAAGAAACTGCTGTAGTAGAAACTCCTGTAGTTGAAGAAGTTATAGCAGAAGCACCACCTGCACCACCTGCACCACCTGTAGAACCAGTAGAAACTGAGGTTCCATCAGACTTTGATGCAATGTCAAAAGATGAACTTGAAGATTATGGACGTACTATAGGTATTGAATTAGATAGAAGACATAACAAGAAAAAATTAATAAAAGAAATAGAAGACCATATTCAATATATTGAAAGCGTTTAAACCACTTGATAAAGTGGCACACAAGGGGGTTACATGACCCTCTTTTTTGATTATAATAAGTATATCAAAAGAAAAAACAAACTTTATTATGCCCTTCGAGATTAAAATGACTGCCGACCAAGTGATTGAAAAACTAAAAGCACTTTACGGTACTGAGTTTACAGCAGCAGATATCAAAGCATTCTGTGCTATGAACGATATTACATATCAAACAGTAACTAAGAAGTTACAGAAATTTAAGGTTTCTAAAGGTAAGTGGAATCTCGAAGTTACTCAGGAGAGTGTACAGAACATTGAAAAAAGTTTTGCTGCTCCTGCTGTAATGCCACACGTTGAGAAGAATCTTGTTCCATCAGTTGATAATACTTTTGTCAAGTTTGGAAACTTTACTGATGTTAAGAAGATTATTCAATCAAAACAGTTCTACCCAACATTTATTACTGGTCTCTCTGGTAACGGTAAGACATTTGGTGTAGAACAAGTATGTGCACAACTTAAGAGGGAATTAATTCGTGTCAACATCACCATCGAAACGGACGAAGATGATCTTATTGGTGGGTTTCGTCTTGTTGATGGCAACACTGTTTGGCACAACGGACCTGTGGTCGAAGCTCTTCAAAGGGGAGCTGTCTTACTTCTAGATGAGATTGACTTAGCATCAAACAAGATACTTTGTTTACAACCAGTTCTTGAAGGTAAGGGATTATTCCTCAAGAAGATTGGTCAGTATGTTTCACCTAAAGCAGGATTCAACGTAATTGCAACAGCAAATACAAAAGGTAAAGGTTCTGATGATGGACGTTTCATAGGTACAAACGTATTGAATGAAGCATTCCTTGAGAGATTTCCTGTCACATTCGAGCAATCATATCCACATCCAAAGGTAGAGGAGAGATTACTTACACTTCATGCTGAGAGTGTTGATGTCAAAGATATATCTTTTATCAAAAAACTTGTAGATTGGGCAGACATAATCCGTAAAACATTCTATGATGGTGGTATTGAAGATATTATCAGTACACGTAGATTAGTACATATCATTCGTGCATATAGTATCTTTAATGATAAAGCAAAATCATTACAAGTGTGTATCAATCGTTTCGATGATGAAACTAAACAATCATTCTTAGAGTTATATGATAAGGTTGATGCAGACTTCCAAATGCCTGAGACTAATGAAGAGAAAGAGAATTGATCCAAATACCTATATGCGTTCTGGTTGGGACAATCCTGCCCCAGTCGGATACCGCAGAGGTAATCTAGAAAACAAAATTAGTATGACTTTACTATGGATTTATCTTATTACATTTGCAATCATGCTAACTCGTAGTTTTATTATTTTTTTAAAATAAATTTATGACAATTTGGAAAAACTACATTGCTGCTCTTGAAGAGACATTCCCTGACCTAAAGGTTGGGGAACAATGGGCAGAGTGGGAAGGAAAAGATGCCCACCTCATTGCTAATCTTCGTTATGGTAAAAACTTTATCAAAGCAAGGGAAGCACACATAACAGATCCTAGATCTGATATCTACAACACTATACTGTATCCTAAAACAGGTGCAGACCTTCCTTGTTTTGGAATGGATCTAATGAAGTTTAGTGAGAAGAAAGTCATCTTAGT